CCCCCATTGCCCCATCTTTTGCGCGTGGTAGCTAAGCTGGATGCGCTGTTCGCAGTCACATTCCTTCAGGGCGCAAGCTTCGTCGGTCAAAGGCTTGTGCCAGTTAGGCCACCCCAGGCGCAATTCCGGGCGCCAATACCAGATGCGCTTACCGTTGGGCAGGATCATCGAGAGCCAATCATCGACCGTCTCGAAACCAATATCGCGATACCCATGCACAGATCCGCTACGCACCGCCTGGATAGCCGCGCTCTCAAGCTCTCGCCAAAAAGTCTGAATCATTGGATGTTCTTGGCGCCACATCTTGACAATCTCGACCACACGTTCATCGCTATGGCGGTCGCTGCTGTCAAACTTGCGCCAGGCGCCAAGGCTCCCTTGGTATCCGCAAGCTAGTTCTGCGGTTTTACCATCCTGGCGCTCTTGAGGATGCGTGGCCTTGGTCACTGTCCCTGGCGCAAGCTTGTATATCTTATCCGCCATGTGCTCATAAATTTTCACGCCGCGCCGAAAAGCATCAACTTTCCATTCTTCGCCGGCGAGGATAGAGAGCCCTATGGCTTCGATAGACGCGAAGTCGCCGGCCAGGATGCGGTTACCCTCGCGCGCGGTGATGTAGTGCCGGGAAGCACGTCCTACCGCCTCGATTGCGTCGCCATAGACCATATCGAGGTAGTCGGCGTCGCCGTAGCCGATATCGCGCACAAGACATTCCGGGTCAACGTCCTCCCACCCCCGGCTTAAATTGAGCGGCTGTATTCCCGTGCCGGTTTCGCGCCCTGTTTGGGCGCCATGGTAACGCGATTGGAAGCGCGCGATACCGTCGCTTCCGCATTGCCGCGCCATCGCATTAAGTTTCTTCGTGCTCGCCTTGTTGATGCGCAGGCGCAATTCGAGAGCGTCGCGCGCTTTGCTCTTTGGCAAGCCTTCCTCAAGGAGTTCTTCGAGATAATCCGCGCGCAGATTGTCGAGCTTCAAGCCGTTTGCGTTGAACCATTGCAGCGCCTTATCGCGCTGGGTTGCGTTGAGGCCCGTAATCGCGCGGAACATCTTATTCAGCTTTTCGGCGCGGGCGTCGGCAATCCCGATAGCCTTTTCGATCCCTTCGTAATCGAGGCGCAAGCCACGCAGGTTTACTTTCTGGTTTAAAAAGAAATGCGGGAGTTCACGCTCGGGAAGATCACCGAGAAGATTACTGATCAAGCGCTCGATACGCACGTCTTGTTTGCAGTACTCAATAAACTTGTTGAAGTCCTCTGCCGGTATTTCAGTCTTGGAAGTTGGCAAATGCAGCTTTGAGTAGCGCGTAATCAGGCGCCCGCCTTCGGAGTTCTTACCGGGGAAGCCCAATACCGCGGAAAGGCTATTGAGCTTTGCCGGAAGCCCGTAATAGGAGGCTACGGCCATTGTATCGCGCCATTGCTCTGGCGCTGGCAAGACCCATCCATAACGCGGCGCCATCACATTCATCCAGACCGAGCGTTCGAACGCAACATTATGCGCTTCGACAAGTTCGCCGCGTTCGATAGCGTCTTTCAGGTCTCGTGGCATCCCCCCTTTGCCCGGCCACCAGGATTGAATTTCACCCTGCCCGATGGCCCAGCACGCGCACACTACATCCGTTGACGGATGTTCCGAGTAAACCCAAGCGCCGACTTTTTGCAAGTCGGCGCAGGATTTCGTCTCAAAATCGAAGGTAATCATTTGCCGTGAATAGCATCCTGGATCAGCGCGGCGAGGTTGACCGCATGCAGATGCACGTCTTGGAATAGCGCAATGCGGGTTTTGAGTATATCAATCTGGCTTTCCAGAACGGAATGGCGATTGAGTAAATAGTCCTCCAGATCGCCACGAGAACTAGATGAAAGATGGGGGGATAAAGTACCAGCAATCTTGCCGTCATAAAGCAGCATGTCGCCGACGATTCGCAAGCGTTCCATGATTCCTCCTTTTTTTGGGTGGGGGCTTTTCACCCTCTCGGCATTTCTTCGATTACCTATCGACACCATGCTTGGTGGTTTATGCGATCAGCCAGCGCGACGGCGCCGCTCCCCCGCTTCCGCCGCTTTGCGCCCGACAGGCTCAAACAGGTTCGAGTAGTCGGCGGCGGAAACAAGCTTTTCGCCGTCTTTGCGTTTCTGGAATGCCGCGAGGTAGAACTTGATGGCGCGCTCGCCGTCCGCGTTCGTGTAGCAGTGGATGGTGCATGCCATCTGGCCGTAGCAACCGTTGTAGATTTCCTCGCGATTGACGGCGCTGACTTCGCTCAGGTCCGGCAGGAACACCTGGATACCGCCAGGGGCGCCCGCTTGCCCGTCCTTGTTGAAGGTCGTGCTCGCGCGGATCACACGTTTGCCCTTGTAGGCGTCGCCGTTCTTGCCCTTCTTCTCGCGCCTTGCCGCCAGTTTATCGCCGTCGAGGATGCCAATAATCTCGCCGTCGAGGAACTGTTGCTCGGCTTCCTTACCCCATTCCTTGATGACGGCCTCAATGATCTTGTCCTCAACTGTGCCCTCCCCCTCAACATCGTCGGGGTCGAAAGCCATCTCAATCTTGTATGAGGGGGTGGCCTTCTCATTGAACTTATCAAGTTCGAAGAGGGAACTATTGATTACTCGCCCTTCGGGGAAAATGATCTTCTCTTTAGGTTCCGGTTTCGTCGCCATATTACTTTGCTCCTTTCGCTTTCTTGACCGGCTCAAATAATGATTTCACGTCTTTATTGATCGCCGGTCTTGGGTCAGTGCTCCTAATCACGGTCAGGCCAGCGTTTGGCTTGAAGGCCCATCGCGCGGTAAGAGCTTCGCCCCCGGCTAGCGTTTCAATCTGCGCCGGGGATTTCAGGACAGGAAGGGTGTACGCCTTCTTGCCAAATTTATTCTTCAATTCCAGTTCCGCACCGGGCTTCCACTCGCGATTGGCTTTCGCTTGCCCGAGTTTGAAGCCTGGGATGGTATGCCCAGCGTTCAAGCGCTGAAACGCGGTTTGACTGGCAGCTTTCGAGACGATTTTTGCAATCTCGAAAAGCTCCAGATAGCGCGCCACCTGCTCGTTTGTCAGTTCCTGCGCGCCTCCCTCTTTCTTCTCGATCATCTTGATCATCCCCTCAAGTTCTTCCATGTCGGCCAGCAATTGCGGACAGGCCGCAAATCGCGCGGGACAGAAACGGCAATGCTCCCCCGAGCGTGTCTCTTTCGAGACAAAGGCATCGCGCATGGCCGGTATCAGCGTCGCGTGTGCCCAGTCTCTCAGATCCGCTGTTGATACGGACCATTGCCGCAGAATGCCTTGCGGATGAAAGCCGCGAGGCTGGGCTACATGAAGCACCACGTCATCGATGTCGCCCCATAATCCGAGGCTTTCGAGAACCCCAGTACCGTAATACATAAGCTGCGGATTTTCATCGACTTCGACCACGATTCCGGCGCCATGCTTATAGTCCCACACATGCAGAACGCGGTTCGTGTGCGAGACGTACACAAAATCGGCTTTACCATAGAAGAAGGGGTGTAGCGCCGGGCAATAGAATTCCAATTCCACAAAGGAATTGGTTTTATGGCGCTCGGGGTGCGCTTCAGCGATTGCATCCACGTAGAGTTGCACGGGATCAACGAGGTCTTTGTTGACCTTGCCTTCCATCGCGCCGGTGAATTCCCAGGCATCCCAGCGCCCGGTCAAGCACCATTCGGCGAGTTCATGCGCGCGCGTACCAAGCGCGGCATGTTCGCTTTCTTCGTCCTGGATACCCTCAGCCAGTTTGACGGAGTGGGGGCACACCATCCAACGATGCGCCCCCGAGGCTCCAACCGGCGAGTGCTCAGGGAGATGTTCCGGCACCGCCAGCATGATTAACGCCGCCGGCGCGGAGCTTCATCTTCTTCGGCGTCCTCATCGATCGTCTTGCGCGGGCGCCCACGGCCACGGCGCGGAGCTTCTTCGGCCTCGTCCGTATCTGTCGCTGTGGTCTTCTTGGGCGCCGGGGCTTCATCTTCTTCGGCGCTCTCATCGGCTTTGGTGACTTCCTTCAAGAGCACGTCAAGAAATTCCTGGCGTACCTCTTGCTCGATCTCGCGTACATTCTCCACGTTGAATTCCGCGATGATCTCCTTGACCGTGCGCACACCGAGAATTTCAGACGCTTCGCTGACCGCCTTCAGTATGTCACGATCAGAGATTTCGTCTTCCTCAACGACCTTGGATTTTGACTTGAGAGCCATTTCGGCTTTCGCCACTTCGGCTTTGGGCGGGCGTCCACGGCCACGGCGAGGGGCTTCTTCGGCCTCGACATTGGCTTCAGGTTCTTTCGCTTCTGCAACCGGCTGGAGGGTTGGGACTGGCGCGAGATTAACGCCCGCGGGAGCGAAGTTCACTCCGCCGGCGGCGTTAATCAACTTCTGCGCTTCAAGTTCGGAAAGATCAGTGAAAGTGATGGCGATTTTCATAGCTATTCCCCTTATGGATTTACGATTGAGAAAAACATTTTATCAAAATCATCTACGCAGCGTCAAGTGCGCGATAGATGTTCTGATCTTTGGCGATTGCCGTTGCGAGGATGCGCTCATCCAGCGTGCCCGGCAAAACTGGTATGTGGCCTATAACATAATCTCCTTTCTGCCCCAAGCGATGGAGGCGATCCAAGAATTGATCATTCTGCCCTGGCACCCAATCAGGTTCCGCCAAGACAGCATCTTGAGCGGCGGTCAAGGTCCACCCCACCCCGAGAGGAATGGTTTGCCCGAGAATTATCTTTATGCGCGGGTCCGTCTGAAATTGATCGACGATTGCCTGACGCCTTGGCGTTGAAAGCGTACCATCCATGAATACCAGTCCGTAGCGTTTCAAACGCTCGCGAAGAAATTCCAATACGGTATGATGCCAGGCAGAAACGATGACTTTTTCCACTCCACTTTCAAGCAGGTCATCAATGTAGGCGGCCACGGCGGGGGCTTTTGCCTCACCAAGCAAGCGGCGCGCTGTTGATATCTCCCCATCAATGGGAATGCCCGCGTCAAAAGATTGCGCGTCCATTTCATAGAGACGTTCCGCTGCCGTCCATCCCGGATGCTTGAGCGCAGCGCGCATTTCTGGGGTCAGCGCGATTGGAAACGGGTGCCATTGTTTCGCCGGCAGTTCTTTTAGCACCTGCTCCTTCAAGCGCCGTATCATCACATGCTTTCGCAAGCGATATTGCAGGTCATCAAGATTCTTCGGCACATTGCGCACTTGCGAGGAATATTGCAGCTTGCTGACCCAGGCTTGCGATTTTCTATCGAGTACCCGGCGCCGCACCATGCCACTACCAAAGTCGTAATAGCGAGCGCGGAATTGCTCAAGGCTCATGCGGTCTAGCGCGTCCCAATTCAGCAATCTGACAGCATTGTAGCATTCAATTGGCTGGTTTGGCAGCGGCGTACCTGTGGCCATTGTAATGCGCCCTACAACCGATGGGAGGCAATCGGGGGCGCAGATGGCACGAGTACGTTTATTGCCTTTCGGATCTTTGAGATAGTGCGCTTCATCCAAAATCATGTGGTCCCAGCGCTTATCGAGAATGGCATCGAGAATGGATTCATTGCGCAGAATATCATAGGAGAGAATCAGATAATTTGCTTTCAGATCAACACCGTCTTTTGCTTTCATTACCGCCTGCGTATAAACATTAGGCAGCATTGACCAGCGCCATATCTCGCGTTCCCAATTCAGGCGCAGCGATGCGGGACAGATGACCAGGGTTGATTTCGCCTCGATAGCGTTACTAATCAGGATCGCCTCAGCCGTCTTGCCAAGGCCGGGAGCGTCGCCCAGGAGACAATTATCGCGAGCCAGAGCATATTCTACCGCGGCGTGCTGGTACTCTTTAGCGTGCATTTGTGGCGGCGCGGGCGCATGATAAAAGTACGGCTTAACCGCGCGAGACGCCTCAACGGCAAAACTGGATTTAGGGGGCATTGGAAGCACCTTGACCGCTAAAAGACGCAAGACAATAACGATCCGAGAGTTGGATTACCTACGTTTTCTGATTAGTCGTGACCCAGATGACTTGAAAAATTTTGTCACCGAAAAAACCATCATATCTCTAGCCCGCAAGGGCTTTATTTCCTACGTACCAATCTCCGCACCGTCACCTCTACGCGGGCGATGGGCGGCACTCCATCACGTCTTTGACGAACTCCGCCGCGACTTGCGGGACGATGGCATTGCCGTAGGCGCGCAGCTTCCCCACTCGGCCGGGAACCCCATGAGCCAGCGGGAAAAGGCCGGGTTGAGTTGGCCGCGCTTTTCCGTCGATGCAGGGGAGCCATTCAAGATCATCCCAGCCTGCTGCGACAACGGGATGCCCGTGTCGTGCGGCCGTGGCAGCGCAGTCCCGCGTTGGTGGTCGCGTGCCATCGGCGAGCACCACCCCGCCAGCCTCGCCACTTCGTTCAACGGGCGAGCATTGACCCCGTGCTGATTGCTCGCGCTCGATTTCCAGTCCCGCGCCGATGCGGTCGGCCACCCACCACAACCGCTGCCGGATGTGCGGCGCGCCGACGCTGTGTGCGCCCAGTACCGCCGCCCCGCAGGCGTAGCCTTCGCTTTCCAGGTCTCCAAATACAAGATCGAGCCAGCCGTGCCGAACCGCGCCTTCAACCTGCTCTCCAAACACTGTTTCAGGGCGGCACTTAGCAATAAGCCGGTAGAACTCGGGCCAAAGGTGGCGCTCGTCGGCGTTTCCTTTCTGCTTTCCGGCGAGGCTGAAAGGCTGACAGGGGCATGATCCGGTCCAGACTGGGCGGTCATCTGGCCATTCGGCGAGACGGAGTGCGTAATCCCATCCGGCGATGCCGGCGAAGAAGTGGCATCGAGTGAATCCGCGCAAATCATCGGCAGCAACGTCTCGAATAGATCGCTCATCAA